TACTTAGTCGAGCCAATATTATATTTAGGGCAAAGTTCCCAATTATTTTTTTCTTTAAATGGAATAATTTTAATCTGACGTAAAGGAGCAAGTGGTTTAACTTGCTGTCCGTTATCGATTGTGATTAAGCCCCAATCACTCATGAGTTGAGCGATTGTGTTACGTCTTGCAATATCATTTTCTTCAAGATTAGATTTTTTTCCATCGAGCAGAAATAATTCTTTAAAATGCACGATGAAATATCTACCTTGTTTATGCAAGATATGACAAGACTGAAATAATTTATTTTCTTTACGAGATGCAACGCCAATGCGTGTCAATGTTTCACGAACCTTTAAAAAGTCATCTGGCTCGTTTAGTATAACCTCGAGCATTGAGGCAGGTGTCCACTCTATTATATTGTTATTATTTTCTTCCACCTTTATAAACCTTCTTTTTCAATTCATTGATCTGTTCTGATGTGAGAAGGTTAGACACTTGGCGGGCTTTTTCGTTGCTATAACCATAGTATTGTTTAATTACTTCCACGTCATCAGAAACATGAGATTTTGTCCATTTCGAAAATCTTTTTCGTTTCCTTACTATATTTATAAGAAAATCGAATTGAAGACGATTGTCGAGGTGCGCATTGATATTCATCTCATTTGCTATAACAACAGTATCATTGAAATAAGATAAGCCTCGATTAACCATGAATGCGTTATAGCCTTTTTCCGCTATATCATCAATCATAATATCTTGTTTAGTGAAATTGATCGCGTTAAGATATTCAAAAGGGTTCATTACACAAACTCCACATTAGCCATGATTTCCGTCAAACATGCTACAACATTGAGCTCGTGATCAGCAACAAAAGCATTCTTATATTGATAATCGGCTAAAATAAGTACTAATTGAGGAATCGATTGTGGTTTAACTTTATCTGTCATGCTATCGTATAATCCACGGAAGATCGCAGATGCATCTGTGTCAATATTATTAACAACCCATTTGCGCATTTCTTTAAAGTTCTTGTCTTTAAGCGTTTTTACTAGATCCGCAATGGATCCACCCATATCAGAAGTGCTACCAGCAGCAAAACCCAAAACAGAACGTCTTTGAAGTTCATTGAGGACTCGCCGCCAATCCGGCGCATGCTTTGAGACAATCGGCAATAGATCTTTTTTATCATATTCTACTCCTTCACCATCAAGAATCGTACATGCACGTTCAAACATCTGCTGCATAAGCACAGCAGTGTTTTTCTTTGATGTGTTGAATTCATATACACCGCAACGAGAGTGTAATGGTTCAATGATACGATTCTTGAAATTACAAGTTAATATGAATCGGCAGTTAGATGAGAATTCTTCGATGAAACCGCGAAGAGCCGGTTGCGTTGACTGTGCATTAAGATAATCAGCCTCATCAAGGATTACAACCTTGACACCACCTTGTAATGAAACGGTAGAAGCAAACTGTTTAATCTTACCACGCAGGGTATCAATATTGCCATCTTCAGAACCGTTGATAATAATCCAGTCAAGGTTCAATTGATTGCATAAAGCTTTTGCAACGGTAGTTTTACCGGTGCCAGCTGTACCACTGAACAGCATATTTGGCAAATCACCAGACGCTACAATCTTTTCAAACGTTTGTTTTAGCTCGTCTGATAAGATACAATCGGCAATTTGCTTAGGCCGATATTTCTCGACCCATAAGAATTCATTAGACATTCACGTACTCCATAATATAATAAAAGTGGGGAGGTAACCATGCCTCCCCGCGGGACTATTGAGCGTCCAACCTTATGCACTTTTTTCCGCTTCAGCCGCTTCTTCAGCTGCTTCCATGGCTTCTTCTTGTTCCACTTGTTCTGCCAATTGAATGATCTGAATCGATTGATCACGCAATCCTCCGATAGTGGATAGTTCTTCGCCTTTGATTGCGCCACGCTGCGTCATTGCATCGATAACGGCAATCATAGAACGGGCAGTGCGGTTAGACACTTCCCTTAGTTGTGTCATAGTTTCTGACATTTTACGCTCCGAAGGTAGATGTTTTTTCAAGTGCAATCCAATACTTTACGTCTAGACTAGTATGGCTGAATTGCGAGATTAACTTAGATGATATAGCTACCTCATAGTCACCGGGTAGTATCTTCAAGTTGTTTGTACTCAGGATAAAGTTAAACGCGTCATCTGAATTAAATTCGCCATCAACATCGATAGAGAAAACATTAGATGTCATGTTTTGAGAATCAACCACAGAAAGACTGAGTACACCATCTTTACCAGAAATAGAGATCTCGCTATGACCAAGAGTTGAAGCAGCACGTTTTAGCTTATTCATTGTATCATTGTCTAGTTTGAACTTCACATTTGCTTCTGGCATTGTGATGTCTTTTTGTGGAGTTGTCAAGTTATCTTCTAGGGAATAGAAGTACTTGACTTTAGATCGTCCAGTAGAATCGTTAACAACCACAAAGTCATCTTCAAACTTAAGACGTGGTGTGTCAACCAGACTAAGGACGCCCATGAATTCATTCAGATCGTAAATACCAAAGTCCCTAGGAAACTCAGCATCAACTACCGCAGTGGATAGTACAGTCCGAGCCTCACTAATGGTTTTGATAGTGTTACCTGAACGAATCATCATGTTAGGATTAATGCCACTAAAGTTTTTCAGGACATTAAGAGTGTTTTCGCTGAGTTCCATTATATACCTCTTTTTCAATTGTTAGTATATTATAACACGTTTTCACCGCATTGTAAACCATTTATTTCTTATTTTCACATTTTGTTTTATCACCACACCATGGGCAATAAAACTCTCTACTCATTGGGTTGAAGGCATCGCTAGTTGCAACTGAGAACCAACCCAGACATTTCTGGCATGTGAAGTGCCATATAGTTTCTTTACTGACTTCCGGCATTGCTCTTTATCCTTGAGAAGTTCTTTTCTTTTACAAATTCAATCTTATTTTCAAACTTACCATCAAGTATCTCGCCTTTGTGAGATATGATAAAGACGTTTGTATCATCTCCTAGTGTATATAGGATCTTAATAAGATTGTCTACTCCTTCATGATCGAGTGACGAATCAAATGTTTCATCGAGCATGAGCAAGTTAGTTGATACTGAGTTTTTCATCTTAGCGATTTGCCGCCATGTAAACAATAATGCTAAGTCAATACGTTGTTTTTCACCTTCACTAAACGAATCATATGTAAATTCATCTCTATGCCTTGAGCGAATTGTTTCATTGAACTCTTCATCTAGATTAAAGTGCACATAAAAGTCAAGAACTTGAAGATAGTTATTGATTAGCTTATTCATAACTGGCAAGTATTGCTTTATGATCTTAGTCTTGATACCAGTATCTTTCAACATTTCAGCAATAGCTAATTTATAAGAGTACTCTTCGTTCTTTCTCATTTTGGAATCAGAGAGATCTTGCAATTCTTCTTTTATAACTGCAAGATCTCCATTTGCTTTTTCTAGATCAGCCGAGACATCTTTCTCTAAGAATTTCTGATAATCAGATATTTCTTTTTGGTGCCTTGAAATCTCTTGGGAATTGGAAGTGAGTTCCGATACTGAAGACTGAAGCGTTGAAAGTAGCTCATTTTGCAACTTAATCTTCTTCTCCAGCGCAAGGCCTTCAACTCCGATTTCTTTAAGCGTTGCCTTCCCCCGATCCTGAGATTCTTCGGTCGTGCGTAAAATCTCAGATTTATGGCCGTCTGAAATGGCTTGGTCGCATACGGGACACGACGCATTCTCATTGAAAAACTCGACCCGCTCGCCGAGGTCGCTGAGACGCGTCCGCTGATCTTGACTTCTGAGCAGTAAGTCCTGCTTCCGATCCGATAAAGATCGTAGCCCTGCATTGGCTTCAGATACAGCTTCATCGAGTCCGACGCTAAGCTCACTATTCTTAGTCTGTAGTTCATCGATGAGTTTCTGCGATGCAGATATCCTAAGTTCATAGTTCCTCCTATTCTCCTCAGTCAAAGTAGAAACATCCGCAATATATTTCTTTTGCGTTTCCACTTTATTTTTCATAAGGTCAATCTGGTAGGATATGTCTTTAAGGTTATCTTTTATGGCATTTGATTCCTCCTTGAGAATCTGATTCATTTTAGAGAATACACCAATATCAAGCAAGTCTTCAATAACTCCGCGGCGGCTGCCGGGATTTAGTTGCATGAATGGAATAAAGTTAGATGAGCCAAGTACCACAACCTGATGGAAAGATTTGTGGTTTAGCTTTAATATGTTTTGCTCAAGAATACGTTGGTATTCTTTAGAATGCGACGACTGATTTACTAGTTCGTCATTCTTATAGATTTCAAACTTAACTGGCCGGTCGCCACGTACTACTTTGAAATGCGCAGTGCCAACAGTAAACTCAACTTCAACTAAGCTGCCTTTACCATTGATTGAGTTGATTAGTTGTAACTTACCAATCTTCCGATGTGCTTTACCAAACAATGCGAATGATATAGCATCCAACATAGTAGATTTACCTGAACCATTTTGACCAACAACGAGTGTGGTCTTATGCTTGGTAAAATCTAGTTCAGTCCAAGTATTACCGGTTGATAAGAAGTTCTTATAACGAATATTCAGAAAGTTTATCATACAATTTCTAGCGCTTGAGCTTGAGTCATCAAGTCTCTCATCATCACTTTGATCTTGTCTTTATCAAGATCAGTTTCAACACCCTCAATATAGTCGTCCATTAGTTGTGGAGTATCGTCTATATCAAGGCCTTCATCTTCAACATTAGCACCTATGAACTCGTTAAAGTTCTCAGATATTTTTAAGTCATATACGTCTTGGTTTTGTACTCTATCAATAAACCGATCAAAGCTAAACTGATCTTGTTTTTCAACAACTACTACTTTTACAAACTTGCCACCAAGTTCTTCCACGTTATAGTTATTATAATCGGTTTCCTTGTCATTGTAAACAATTTTATGAAACAAAGTGTAAGGATTACGTACTTTTGTAACTTCACGAGTTTCGGTATCAATGATGTGGAAGTACTTTGGATCATGAGCATCAGACCAAAAGAATTCCATTTGTGAGCCAAGGTACCAGATATTATCTTTGCGTGACGATACGTGGAAATGGCCAGTCATTACAAGTTCAAAGCGTTTGAATAGATC